GAAAAACCATTTTATCCATTAGGTAAAAATACAGTATACGAATTGACTTGTGAGAAATTTGTTTACAGTCAAGAAGAGTTTGCATTACCTGATGACGGTACAGGTACAAAAGAAATCTTTGATAAGTATGAAAGAAAAAATGCAATCACTATGCAGGTAACAGTTGCAACTGGTTCACTATTGTATAAAGCAGATGAAACTGTTTATCAAGGTGCAAGTTTAGCTGGTGCTACTGCAACTGCACAGGTTGCTGATTTCAATGATACTACTGGTGTTCTAAATATTTTTCATGTTACTGGTGACTTTGCAACTGGTTCAAATCTCATTGGTGTAAAATCTGCAACAACTAGAAATATTACAAAACTTGATGACCAAGTTCAGGTATCAAGTGAATTTTCAGACAATATTACATTTGAAACAGAAGGTGACGGAGTGCTAGATTTTAGTGAACTTGACCCTTGGAGTGAGGGAGACTTATAATGTTCGGAAAATATTTTTACAATAAAAACATAAGAAATATAATTGTATTGTTTGGAACAATATTCAATGATATTACTGTCAAAAGAACAGACAATAATAATAATACTAAATCACAATTTAAAATTCCTATTGCATACGGCCCTGCTGAAAAGTATTTAACTATATTAGAGCAAGGTCAACTTAATCAAAATGCACAAAAGTCAACTCTTACTTTGCCAAGAATGTCATTTGAAATTCAAACAATGACATACGATGCTACGAGAAAGTTGCAAACGAAAAAAAGAATGAGGGAAGCAAAACCTCTAGGAACTATTGATAGTATCAAAGTTACGAATGGTGGTAGTGGTTATACTTCTGTTCCGACTGTTACAGTACAAAATCCTCCAACTAATCTTAATGCAACTGCAACAGCAGTACTAGGGACAGCTGCATTGGGAACTGCTGACCAAGTTGTTAGCATTACCCTTGATACCGTTGGTACTGGTTATGTTACCAGACCCAATGTTACTATCACAGGTGGTGGTGGTTCTAAGGCAACAGCATCAGCAAACTTGGATGCAAGTACAACCACAGTAGTTACGGGATATGTACCCGTTCCATATAATTTTGATATTACACTTTCCATTATGGTTAAGAATAGTGATGACGGAGCCCAGATACTAGAACAGATTTTACCATACTTCACACCAGAGTATCATGTTACTCTAAAAGAAATGGCATCACTTGACATCAAAAGAGACATACCAATTGTAATGAATAGTTTATCAACCGAAGATACTTATGAAGGTGACTTTCTTACTAGAAGAGCATTGATACATACTTTAGGTTTTACTGTTCAAGGTTATTTCTATGGGCCTTCAGAGGATCAAGGAATTATTCGTGAAGTTGATGCAAACATTGGTGCAAACTTTAATGATAGGATAGACTCAAATATTAATGTAACACCAGACCCAATTACAGCTGACCCTGATGACGATTTTGGTTTTACTACTACTACAACTAATTTATGAAGAAAACTACAGTGCAAAAATTAAATGATGTTTTAGATATTGCTGACGATATTATTGATATTGATATGCCAGAAGAAAAAGTAGTAGTACCGTCTGTAACCGTTGGTACGACTGACTTAACGAGTGACTATGATTTTTCAAGAGATCAATATCATAGTCTAATCGAAAAAGGTAATGATGCTCTTGAAGAACTTTTGAGTATTGCAAAAGAGGGTGAACAACCTAGAGCATTTGAAGTTGCAGTTCAAATGATTAATTCATTAGCTGCAACTACTAAAGAACTTTTGATTTTACAAAAAACAAAAAAAGAAGTTGAAGACACTAAGACTCCAGTAAGAAACGAAAATAATTTGTTTGTTGGAAGCACTAAAGAACTTCAAGAACTTCTCGAAATGAAAAAGAAAAAATAAATGGCAGATTCATATTTAGGCAATAGTCTACTAAAGGGTTGTGATATACCCCATAAGTTTACTAAGAAAGAAATTGAAGAGTACATCAAATGTGCTAATGACCCAATTTACTTTTTGGAAAACTATGTGCAAATCGTACACGTTGATGAAGGTCTTATGAAATTTAAGATGTACGATTTTCAGAAAAAGTTAATAGAGACTATAAATGAAAATAGAAATGTTATTGTAAAAACTGGTAGACAGGTTGGTAAGACTACAACCACTATTGGCTGGATATTACATTACGCTCTTTTCAATAAAGATAAATGTATAGGTATTCTTGCGAACAAAGCAATTACTGCTAGAGAGATATTGGGAAGGATTCAAACTTCTTATCAACATCTTCCAAAGTTTCTGCAGCAAGGTTTGCGTGAATGGAACAAAGGTTCTATGGAGTGGGAGAACGGTAGTAAGATAATTGCATCCTCGACTTCACCCTCTGCAATTCGTGGATTTTCATTCTCTGTTATTTTACTTGATGAGTTTGCTCATGTTCACAGACATATTGCATCTGAGTTTATCAAATCAGTATACCCCACAATTTCCTCTGGTAAAGAAACTAAAGTTATTATAGTTTCAACTCCAAACGGTTTCAACCTCTTCTACAAATTCTGGAATGACGCAGTAAATGGAAATAATAGTTTTGTTCCATTCAAGGTGCATTGGTCTAATGTTCCGGGCCGGGATCAAGAATGGAGACAGAAGATTGTCAGCACAATAGGTGAAGAAGCATTCCGTCAAGAGTATGAAGCAGATTTTCTAGGTTCAAGTAATACCCTAGTATCTACTGAAAAATTACAAGAATTATCATATAAAACACCCTTATTCACTAAGGATAGCTTAGATGTATACGAAGAACCCGTTCAAGGTGGTTCATATGTTATGACAGTAGACGTTGCAAGGGGTCAAGGCCTCGATTTCTCTGCATTTAGTGTGTTTGATACTACTGAAATACCATATAAAGTGGTAGCAAAATACAAAAATAATCAAGTTGCACCCCTACACTTTCCGAATATTATAAATATAGTTGGAAAGAGATATAATGATGCTTATATTTTAGTAGAGATAAATGACATTGGTTCACAGGTTGCTGATGTTCTTCACCATGATTTAGAATACGAATATTTGTTTTCAACATCATGGTATGGAAGACATGGACAACAGTTAAGTGGTGGTGTAAAGAAGGATTCTTCTTTTGGAGTAAGAACAACACGGGCAATGAAAAAGCTCGGATGTTCAAATCTAAAATCCTTATTGGAAGAAGATAAACTTCTTATACCCGATTATGATATGATTTCCGAACTGACAACTTTTGTTTCTTCTGGTGATTCCTTTTCAGCAGATGACGGTTCACATGATGATTTAGCTATAACATTAGTATTATTTGCATGGTTGGTAGATCAACAATATTTTAAAGATTTGAATAACCAAAATATAAGAGACAATTTATATCAAAATCAATTACAGAATATTGAAGATTTTACAACACCATTTGGATATATCAATAATGGTATGAATCAAAAAGAGTATGAAGTTGACTCTGAAGGAACTGTATGGGAAACAATTTAATTTCTTAAATATATCATGTTTTGATTGAATCAAAAAATATATCAATATAAAAAATGTAAACAATTGTATAGGAGAATAAAATGCCATTTCAAGTCAGCCCGGGCATCGTTGTTACAGAGAGAGACTTAACGACTGTTGTGCCGAACGTAGCTACAAGTATTGGTGCTATTGGAGGTTCATTCCAATGGGGCCCAGTATTAGAAAGACAGACAGTAACAACCGAAAATGATTTAGTAAGAATTTTCGGTGAACCCAAAGACACAGCAGGAACTGCAATGGTTGTAGAATCATTTCATGTTGCTGCAAATTATCTTGCATATACAAACAACTTGATCGTTGTTAGAAATGTTGGTACATCTGCATTAAACTCAGTAGTCGGTGATGGTGATGCTGGTACACCTACGGTTGTACAGAACATCGTTGATTACGATAGTGATATTGCTTCATTTACCGATCAATTGTTTCTTGGTAAGTATCCTGGCGCAAAAGGAAACTCACTCAAGGTTCATGCAATAGATTCGTATGGTTGGGATAAAACAGATTACACTGGATCAATGCTTGCACTTCAGAAAAAGTTCAAAGCATCATTTGACCGAAGACCTTCAACCTCTACGGATGTTGCTCGTTCAAACGGTTGGGATGGTATTACTACAGATTACTTGGTATTTGCTGCATCCGCAGAAGTCCATGAAGAAGGTGATATACTTACACAGGGAACCACTACTGGTGTAGTTGTTGCTGTTACTGGTGTTACTTATGATGCTACTTCAACGTGGGTTGCATATAAACCTACTCTTGGAACTTTCATAACTACTGGTAATATTGTAAGTAACAATTCAACACCAAAAACAGTAGTAGCTACAAAGGTTGTTAAGGATGAACCCGTAACTAGAAATAATGATGAAATGCATATTCTGGTTGTTGACGAAGATGGTTTGTTTACTAACGAGCCGGGTGAAGTTATTGAACGTCATGCTTATGTAAGTAAAGCAAAAGATGCAAAGAAGATTGATGGTGGTTCAAACTACGTTTCAAATGTATTGCGTACACAATCAAGTCATATTTGGTTGGGTGCTCCCGGCCAGTTAACTGCTAACTCAGCAGGTGCTGGTGCAGAAGCTGGTGCATTGAAAGAAGGTTCAAAATACAAATCATTTGATAGCGCAACTGCAATGCAGACAATGCCCGGTGGTTCATTAACTGGTGGTGTGGATGACAATGATTTGTCTATCGGTGAATTGACTGCTGCATATGCTCTTTACCTAGAACCAGAAGTTGTTGATGTTACTCTGGTAATGGGTGGTGCTGGTAATACAACAGTTAGTCGTTATATTATCGACAACATTACTTCTGTTCGTAAAGATTGTATTGCTCTTGTATCTCCGAATCGAGCATCAGTTGTTAATCCTGCTTCAAACAGTGCAGCAGTTGCAGCACTAGAAGTAGATAACACAGCACTTGGTTCTTCAAGTTATGCAGTTATGGACGGTGCATGGAAATATCAGTATGACCGATATAACGATGTATTCAC